AGAGAAGCTGAAATTCGTCATCAAGATGCTGTAACTAGAAGGGGAGAGTTACTTCTACAAAGAGATGCGTTATTGAATCAAATGACAGATAAGGAGATGGATAGGGAGTTGGAACTAAGAGCAGAGGGCAAAGCAGGAACATTGAGCAGAGACAAATATAACAAAGTTCCATTTGCGGTTGGTTGATGGAGTATTATAACCCGTCTGACTTGACCGCAGATGATTTAGTAAAAAGAATTCGTATTGGTACAAAAACCAGAGAATTCGTAAGAACTCCCACTGGATCGGCTATTCTGGAAAGAGCCTTATTCGAGTATCGAACAGGCATAGAAGAACTTCAGAAAATAGCGATTGAGGGGCGAGTAGGTTCTTCAGAAGAGGAACTTAAACAATACCGTAAGATTTCTTCTAGTCTTGCTACACCGCTTAAAGTTTTGCAATGGTTGAATGGAGTGATTACAGACGGAGAGAATGCGGAAGCAATGTCTAGACATAGAGAGAATGCGGAAAATTAGGAGGTAAAATGGCTAACGCTACCCAAGAGGATGCGATCCAAACAGGGCTTGATGTTATAGAGCCGATAGAAGAAGTAAATGATGATTCCATATCCACAGAAGAAGAAGAGTCTCTTGAATTAAGTGAACGAGAGAAAGCCCTTAATAAGATTTTTGAATCAAGAGAAAGGGAACTTGAAGAGGATATGGGAGTTAGTTTTGATGATGAATCCTCTTCTGAAGAAGTAGAAGAAGTAGAAGAAGTAGAAGTTCAAGCGGTAGAAGAAAAGGCACCTATCTGGAAAGACGGTGACCAATGGATGACAGTTGTAAAGGTAGATGGCTCTGAGGTTAATGTTCCATTTGAAACATTAAAAGCATCCCATCAAAAAGATAAAGCGTCCCAAAAACGCTTTGAAGAAGCGGCTGTATATGCTCGTCGTGTGAAAGAGAGAGAGGATAAATTAAACTCTTATATTTCTCAGATGCGTAGACAGCCTCAACAGGAAGTATCGTCGCCATCGCAAGACGCGACAAAAGAGGTGTCTGAAGATAGGGCTGATTTAGCCAAACAATATCATCAGGCGCTTTATGATGATAAAGCGGAAGAAGCCGCAGATTTGCTTGTTAAGCTAACGAATAGTGGGCGTACTAATGGTGCTACCCCTAATGTAGACCAAGCAGTGCAAAGTGCTTTAAATAGGCACATGGCGGAACAGCAAGTGAAGGCGCAGCGTAGACAAGAATGGGCTTATCATAAATCAAGAGAAGATTCTGTAAATTGGTTTAATGATCAATACCCTGATATTGCTAATGTGCCTGAGTTTAGAGCGATAGCGGATAATAAAACTATAGAACTTCAACAGGAGCATTCTGATTGGAGTCCACAGCAAATTATCCACGAAGCCGCTGAGTTCACCCGCCAATGGGTTCAAGAAATGATGCCCAGTAAAAAAGAAGATGTACGGGTTAGGAGAAAGAAAAATATTGTTTCTCAACCCAAATCTGCCAGCGCATCTGCTCATATTGGAGAAGATGAACCGGAGCCTCAATCGGCTTCGCAAATCATTGAAGAGATGAAAAAGGTACGAGGGCAAAATCTATTATAATAACTAAGGAGAAGTAAAAATGGCAGGACAAGTATGGTCCGTAAACTCCTCTGGTGGTTATATGTATGCACTGAACCTCAGTCGTCAACTGAGAATGGCTGTACAGCCTATCGTTAAGTTTCGGCAGTTCTGTGATGTCAAGGATGCAGCCCATCAGGGCTTGCACCGTGGCGATACATTCCATTGGAACGTGTTTAGTGATGTAGCCACTGCGGGTACTACCCTAGTGGAAACGAATACCATTCCTGAAACCTCATTCACAATTTCTCAGGGAACCATGACCATAACGGAAGCAGGTAACTCTGTTCCTTATACTGGTAAATTGGATGACCTCTCTGAGCAACCTGTGGCTGAGATCATTAGGAAGGTTCTTAAAACTGATGCAAAAAAGGCATTTGATGATCTGGCGGCAAACCAGTTTGATCTTTGTCCAGTGCGTGTAGCGGCAGCAACAGCAACGGATGCTGTTGTTACAACTACCAATGGTGCTACTGCAACCACGAATAACGTAGCCTTCCAAAAGGGTCACGTTAAAGCGATTGTAGACGTAATGAAAGAGCGTAATATTCCAGCCTATACGGGTGATGACTATTATGCGATTGCATGGCCTAGCACTTACCGGACACTGAAAAATGATCTGGAAAGCATTAAACAGTACATCGATCAAGGCTTTAGAATGATTATGAACGGTGAAATTGGACGTTATGAAGGTGTCCGTTTTGTCGAACAGACGTATCGTGCTAAAGGTGGTGGTGCTAGTGGTATGGGTACTGCGGCTGGTGCATGGACGAATTCAAAGTCTGATTGGGTTGTGTTTTTTGGGGAAGATACTGTTGCAGAAGCTGTTGCTGTACCTGAAGAGATTCGTGGGAAAATTCCCGGCGATTTCGGAAGGGACCGTGGCATTGCGTGGTATTATCTAGGTGGTTTTGGCATCGTTCACACACAAGAAGCCCAGTCACGAATTGTGATGTGGGATTCTGCGGCATAAGGGAGAAAAATTATGAGTTACAGTCAATCCCACATGATGCAGTTTTTGGACGCTACCGATACCGATTTTGGTGCTGGTACTGGAACTCCTTGGAGTTTCAAAGGTCCAAAAGGCAAACAGGGAAATCTGAAAAATATTGGTATTCATGCAAAAGAAACTTTTGAAGATGATACAACTACTGCAAAGGTTTTAGTTGGTACTAGTGCTGATCCTAACTATTATGGTCAGTTAGAAATTGCTGATGGAACCGCGAATACCGATACCTTTAATAATGTTGATGATACAGACTGTGTTATTGTACAAGCAATTCCAGCCGATACTCAGGTCGAAGTTACTTTCGTCCAAGCGGTTGATTCTGGAACGGCTGCTGGCAAGGGCAGAGCCTATGTCGAAGTAGAATGGTATTAAGGAGGTCATAATGGCTAAAGATACTGCAAGTGGTAAAATCCCTGCAAATGGTTTGTCTGAAAAGGAAGATGTAGCAAAAGAGTCTACTAAGTCTCTGGCGCTTGATTCTCATGGACCTAACCAGATGCCTATGGGCGTTGTACACAAGAAAATCTCTACGGATCGCGGATCGTTTGAGTTTAGTTAGTAACGTGCTTTAATAGGAGAAGAAGAGGTGGGGCTGTGTGTTTCTGTCGGAGAGATTACCCCCTCCTTATGAGTTCCATACGGTCCTCTCTTCACAAACTTGGAGGACGGGTGTTGGGCCGCGACCCACCCCGTTCTTCATTTACCAAAGGAAATGATATGCTTACATCATCAAAAATTAATGTAATTACTGCTTACGTTAATGGCAAGCCAGTTCCCAAAAGCGGTCAGAATGCTTACGGGCGTGATGATCCCGCTGGTAGGGGCTTTTATACAATGGCTGACATGTCTGACGAAAGAAGTAAGGAATTTATGCGTTCTCAGAAAAGTTCAAACAATATGGCGAGAGTAGACGGGGAAATGGTCGGCGCTTGGAATCTTGAATTTTAATGCCCCAAAAATAATAAAAGTCCCGTCTAAAAATATTTCTGATTACACTTCAGAAGATTTTGGAGGGATTCGTAAAGAAAAAACCGTATGCGTTGTTAGATATGGCGCGTTTGGTGATATGTTAATGACCTCATCTATTCTCCCTTTATTGAAAAAACAGGGATATAGGGTTTGTATAAATACAAGTGAAAGAGGAAAGGATTTAATAAAAAGCGATCCTCATGTTGATGAGATAATTTTTCAAAAAACAGATGCTGTTTCAAACAATATGCTTACTGAATATTGGAAGGAAATGGGGAAATGTTTTGATAACTTTATTCAATTATCAGAGTCAATAGAAAAGTCTTTATTGTTGATGCCTCAGAGGTGGTCAAAAGTAAATGGAAATAAAGTCATATTGGGGGCAAGCAAGCATTATAACTCCAGTAAGGAAGTAGTTCATAAGTTATGCAACAAGAATTATCTTGAAGTTACGCATGATATTGCACGGGTTCCTTACGAGTTTAATTGCAAGTTTTACCCTTATCGTTCTGAAGTTAAGTGGGTAAAAAAACAAAGAAAAAAAATCAAAACAAAGAATGTTATTCTGTGGTCCCTTTCTGGTTCATCAATTCATAAAGTATATCCTTGGACTGATGAAGTAATAGAGAAGGTTTTAAAAGAAAGAAACGATGTATCTTTTGTTACTGTTGGTGATGAAGCCTGTAAGATTTTAGAGTCTGGTTGGGATAAAGAAAAGAGAATCATTACTCAGTCAGGAAAGTGGTCAATTAGAGAAACTTTGTCTTTTCTTGATCAGTGTCAGATTGTTGTTGGCCCAGAAACTGGTGTGCTTAATGCTGCTTGTCTTATGGACCTGCATAAATGTGTGATGCTCTCTCATTCTTCAGAGGAGAATATGACTAAGCATTGGAAGAATGCAAAAGCATTTGGTCCTAGCGAGGAAGACTGTCCATGCTTTCCATGTCATAAGATGCATTTTGGATTTGATAATTGCAATAGAGATGAAGAAACTGGTGGCGCTATGTGTGCTGTAAAAACTAGGCCAGAAGAAATAATAGAGGATATATTGAGTAACCTTATATGAGTAACTTTTTAGAATTATGTCAAGACATGGCTAGAGATGTGGGCATTCCGGGGACCGGCCCATCTAGCGTAACATCAGCAACTTTATCTGAAGAAGAAAACGCTATTATTAGGTATATAAAAAAGGCTGACATTGATATTCAAAGCAGATGGTTTGATTGGGATTTTCTTTGGAGCGAAGCAAGTATTTCAACCATTTCTGGAACTTCAACTTTAACGAGTTCTAATTCAGGATTTCCTTCTGCTTTGGGAAATTGGAAAGTTGATTCTATTGTTTGGGAAAAAGCAACTGATGACTATTTAATTTTAGAGCATATGTACTGGAATGAGTATAGAGACACTTATAAATATGGAACTGTTGATTCTGATGATCCTGAAGTATTTGCAATCAAGCCAGATAATAATATTGATGTCTATCCCACTCCCAATTCAGTAAAAACAATCTCTGCTGAATATTGGAAGACTCCTACTGAGATGTCGGTGGATGCTTCTGATTCCCCTATACCTTCTAGGTTCAGAAAGATCATAATAGCAAGGGCTAAAATTTATTACGCTGAAAATGAGGATGCTCCAGAGATTCTGGAAGGCTCATTGACGGAGTTTGAAGATTTGCTTGATAAGTTAGAGTCAGATCAATTACCAAGACAGAAGAACAGAAGGTTTTCTCAGGCGCAAAATCTTTTTGACTTTACAGTTGTTCCAGAATGAGCAAACTTAGAGTTAGGAAGATTCTCCCAGAGAAAAGGCGATCTACTTATTTTCCATTTGAGGGTGGTGTTAATATTGTTGACCCCTCTTTGGCTTTAAAGCCGGGGGAATTAGTTGCTGCTGATAACTTTGAAATTGATATTCGTGGAAGATATAGACGGATTGATGGGTATGAGAGGTTTGACGGCAGGGAACTTCCTTCAGCGGTTAGTTATTATAAGATGCCGTTTATTACGGGAACTTCTAAAGCCAAAACTTTTAGTATCGCGTATAGCACTGCATTTAGATATAATATTCCTTCTGTCGGAGACATTATAAAGGGGGAAACTAGCGGAGCGTTAGGTTCAATTTTGGCTGTGGTGATTGAGGATGTAACAGGCAGTGCGGCATCTGGATCGTTCTCTGCTGGTGATGCAGAAGGTAATATATATTTTACAGTAACAAGTGGTACTTTTCAGGATGGTGAAACACTATTCTTTCTTCATAAAGACAGCGCATTTGGCGCAGCTTTTTTCGTGGGGTTTAAATAAATGGCAACAGAAGCATTAAGAAAAACAAGAGCGGTTCTAACTGGAACAAGTTTTGCAGACAATACTACGGGTGCAATTACCGCTCAATTTGTCCGTCAGTATGTAGAATCGGCAATGGGGGCTTATGGCTGTATAAATAATGCGGCTGGAGATGGAACTCCTGCTAATCAGGCAGTAGCAACAGGAACGACAGTAACCGTAGACTGGTCTCTTGGCTCTTCTGGTTCTAATGTGCAGGATGATACTGGAACAGTAAGTGCTACAACTGTTGGTACGGATGCTGACTTTACAAATGACAGAATTCGAATTTACGATAAAGGAATATTCGTTGTTAATTTATCCTTATCATTAAAGCAGGAAGCTGCTGCTGTTAATATTGATTGGACTGCAATGGTTTCAAGTTCTAACACTGGTGGTGCTACAACAGATTTGCCAGCAATGAAAGGTGTGCAGTATTTAGGAAACGCGGATGATGCTGGTAATTTTTCAGTTAATGGAATTATAGACACTACAGCCCATACAACCTATACAGATGTGTACGCTAGAATCAAGCATGGCAATGCTGGTTCACAAAATTTTAAACTCCACTTTGGGCAACTGTCTGTTTATAGAGTAGGCTAATGGGTCTATACGCTACTTCGGTTACTTTTGGAGCGCCCGTAAAGCCTGTTGCGGCTACTGATGCTGAAGTTAGAGCAAGGATTGAGGATCAAAGAGCGCTCATAGACATAGTTCCCGGTGAGGGAGGTGTTCTTGGCATTTGGGTTTACAATGATGTTGTTTATGCGTTCAGAAATAAAACTGGTGGAGCAACTGCCGGTATGTATAAATCTACTACGAGCGGATGGACGGAAGTTAATTTAGGTGAGGTTTTGAATTTTGATGGAACAACCACAAATGGTGAGCCTGTTCCCGGTAATATAGGAAGCCCTACTACAATAAAGGGTGGAACTAGTGGTGCTGAAGGAAAACTAATGGCGATTTCCTATCATGGTCTTTGGGAAACTGGCGCTTCTGGTGGGATGGTTTTAACAGATATTACTGGAACCTTCCAAGATGATGAAGATTTGCAGATGCCTCTCTTGGCTTTTTCTAGTGGTTCAATCGAAATTGAAGAGGGAGACTCCATTAAGGGTGCAGCATCAGGACAAACAGCGACTGTTACGAGTGTTGTTTTAACAGGTGGAACGTGGGATGGAAGTGCATCAGGACAAATTTCAGTAAAAGATAATAGTGGGACTTGGAATACTAGTGAAGGAATACAGGTTAATGGTGTTACCAGAGCATCTGTTAATGGGTCTGGGCAACCTTCTAATGTTAAGGTTGCTGTTTCTGATGGGGTTATATATAACCAGACAATTAATCCGGGCGGCGTTTACGAATTTGTAAATTATAATTTTAGAGGGGAGTCATCCGGTTTATCTATGTGGGGGGTTAATACAGTAGATAAAGGGTTTTCTTTTGATGGCACAACCTTTTTTAAGAACTTCACAGGACAACCAACAGATCAACCCCAACATGTTCATGCTCATCAGAAGCATCTTTTTTATTCTTATGGAAACGGCTCGATACAAAACTCTAGTATTATTGCTCCAAACAAGTGGGCAACGACAACTGGTGCGGCAGAACTTTCAGTAGGTGATGTTGTAAGCGGGTTCTCTACAGAAGTTAATAATGTTATGTCCGTGTTTACTAGGAACGATGCTTATATGTTATACGGTTCTTCTGCCGCAAATTGGGAGTTAAGAAGATTTCATGCTGGCGCTGGAGCGATACCTTACACCATACAAAAAATGGATCAAACATTTTTCTTAGATGATCGCGGCCTTACCTCTATTTTCACGGTACAGTATTTTGGTGACTTCCAATCTGCTGTAGCTTCGGACAAAATCGATCCATACATACAATCCAAAAAAGAGAACACAGTAACTTCTTTGAAAGTTAGAGGGAAAAATCAATATCGAATCTATTTTGATGATAAGACGGGGTTAGAGATGACCTTTCTTAATAAAACAAATCAAGGAATAATGCCTTTCACAATGAAGGATCAAATTGTTTGCTCCTGTTCAGTAGAGGACTTGAATGGTTTTGAGGTGTTGTATGGGGGGTTTGATGACGGCTATGTTCGTAGGTTAGATTCAGGAACAAGTTTTGATGGTGCTGCTGTTGATTCTTTTATACGGTCCGCTTATTACCATTATGATGCACCGGGAATGAAGAAAAGATTTAGGGAGGTTGGGTTGGAAATAAACGCTGACACCTCTACAACTTTAACTGTATTTCCCAGCTATGATTTTGGTGGAACCTTTGATCCAAAGACTTCTCCGGTTTCAAATGCGTATACGGTCGATGTAACTGCTGACGCTTGGAATGAAGACGATATAAGTAATTCTTCTACTGGTGTAACTGTGGTTGCCTCAGAGAGAATCAAAATAAATGGTATAGGAACCAATATGAGCCTTATTATTAAAAACAGTTCAATTTATGATAAACCAATTACTCTGCAAGGCGCTATTGTAGACTATTCCCCACGAGGTATTAGACGATGAGTTATAAAAGTTATGTTTCAGAAAACCCTGACTTGGCGGCGGCATTTAAAGCGTCTGGATCAAAAAGCGCAGCCCAATGGGGAAAGACTCATTGGGAGACTCATGGTTCTGGGGAGTCTCGTCAAAAAACTCCGCATAATACAAGAGAGGCTCAATCTTCTACTCCCCAACCCGGAGGAAATCCTGCTGCGGCACATCCATCTTACACTGCGGGGAAAATTCATGGCAGTAAGGTTCATCCAAGTGTAAATCCAGCAAATCCCACTCCCGCACAGTATGCGGATTATGTAGATAACGCGCTTACAGGAAAGTTTTCAACATGGGCTTTGATTGAAGCTAGGTTGGCTGGAAAGGATGTAAGCGGAATGACGGGTCATCAAAGCATGACTCCAGAAGCGACTGCTGATTATTGGATTAGAAGAATGGGCAGTGGTAAAGATAAGTCAGATTTCGGCAAAGCGCATTATTCCGAGTCAAAAGGTATGCACGAAGGCACATATAAGAGTGACTTTGTTCCTGCGGGGACTGGCGTAAGACGATTCTATCCGCAAAAGAGTGGAGGACAAGACGGAGGACAAGGCGGAGGGCAAGGTGGAGGACAAGGCGGAGGGCAAGGTCAACATAGTGAAATAAATAATATTCAAACTATGGATTTGGCAACGCTTACTGATGATATGATGTTAAGCACCGCTGTAAGTAGATTGCTTAACACTAACAGTCCTTTATTTAGAGCCGCTGAAACCAAGGCGCTACAGGCAATGGCTAAAAGGGGAATTGTTAATAGTTCTTTGGCTAGACAATCAGTTATGGACGCTATCTTAGCGGTGGCGCTTCCTATAGCTTCTGCTGAAGTTGAAACTCTCCAAAAAAATCTGTATTACAATACTGATTGGTCAAATAAACAAAAGAGTGACTACAACCAGTACGTTTATGATCGACTGAAAATAAAACTCCAAGGCGCTATTGAATACTCTCTTCGTAGAGGTGATTGGATTGCGGCAATTACGGGTTCTCCCGGCATGGATGCAGAAGCGATTAACTTTGCTCTTGGTTCTTTGCCTAATTATCCTTATGTTACTGAGGGTTCTGAGTGGCAAGGCTCTTAGATTAAAGAGTGATTAGAAAAGCAAAAGACAGGGATATATCAGGAATTATTAACGTCGTTAAGGAAGCGCACGGAAAATCGTTATCTAATGCTGTACCTCTAGATAGCAAAACATTGAGAAAAAATATTCAAGTTTGTGTTTTGTCTTCTGAACATATTGTATTAGTTGTAGATATTGATGGAGATATAGAAGGCGCAATTATTGGAGTTACACATCAGTTGTGGTATTCAAGAAAGAAACAAGCGGCTGATTTATTTGTTTACGTTACGAAAAGAGGAACTGGATACGGTGCTAATTTAATGCGTAGATTTATTAGTTGGGCAAAAAACAATCCCGGTGTTAAAGAGATAGTTCTTGGAGTCAATTCGGGTATAGGCGATTCAGATCGAATCAAACAACTTTATGAAAGAATGGGTGCAGTTAGAGTTGGAGACAACTTTGTTGTGCCGCAGGAGTAATTATGGGAAGCATAGTCAAATCAATTGGAAGAACAATAAAGAAGGCTGTCAAAAAGGTAGGCCGATTTGTTAAAAAGAATGCTCCTTATATTCTTCTTGCGGCGGCAATATGGGCTGGTGTAGGGGCTTATGGGATGCAGGTTGCAAAAGCTGCTGGAACCGCTGCTTCTTCTAATCCATTTGCATGGACTAATGTATCTGCTGGAGCAAAGTCATTGGCTGGTAAAGTCATGGGTTCATTCGGAGGCCCAACGGCTGCTGGTACAAATGTGCCGGTTCAGGGAACTGCTCTTGCTGGCAATACTAGTGGTAGCACCTTTACAGGACAAAGCATACAGGTAGCAGGTGGGAATGCGGCTACTGACGCTAGTGCGCTATCCACTTTACAAAATGTCCCACCAAATGCAGATATGACGAATTGGGATGCTAGGATGTTTCAACTAAATCCAGAAGGAACTCCATTTGGATTTATAAAAGGTGTTGTTAAAAATGCCGCTCTGAATCAGCCTTCCTTGCTTTTGGCGACAATGGCTGGTGTAGGAAAGGGTCTTCTGGATATGTTTGATGATACTGACGAAAGGCTTTTGGGGTTGAAAGAAAAAGAATTTGATCAAAAGTACACCTTTAGCGGATTTGGTCCGGGCGAAGGACGCAAGCCTGATGAGATGCCAGCAGACTCACCTTTCTGGTCTGCATACAATCAGAACCTAGCAACGCAGAATCAATTCGTGCATGGATTGCGTCAGCCAACTATGGGGAGAAGTGCTATAAATTATGATTACACCCCTAGAGGTGTGGTGCAATCTAGGCCAAATAAGACAATCCAACCAAAGGGTCCGGGTATGATCAATTTTAATAATCCGGGGGTTTTAAATGGCTGAAAAACCGATGAATAGACCCACGCAGATTCCTGCTGGAAGACCTGTTGAGGAAACGGACGATCTAGGAAGACCATCTGTTCCTTTTGGGCCAGAGCAAACCGATTCTCTTCCTGCACCTACCCCAGAAGAAGATAGTCAAATTGATATGCTTTTAGGTACTCTTCTCGATTTTGTTTGGGGAGATGGGTACGATGCTATTGTTGAACGTATGGAAGCCGCGCCTACTAGGTTGCAACAAACTATAGGAGAATGGGCAGGCCAGATGGTTAATGTTGAAGTTAAGTCTGCGGGAGAGTCAGGGGTTAATGTTTCAAGAGATATATTGATTGGCGTTGCCGATGAGTTAATAAACAATATAGCAGAGATTGCTGTAAAAGAGGGCATATGGTCGCCAGCGTCGGATGAAGAGCAAGAACAATTTCAAGGGGAGGCTTTAATGTTTGCAGTTCAGCATTATGGTGAGTTAGGAGATGAAGGTTTAAGTTCTGAAGGAATGATACAAAATGCATCTTCTATTCTGAGAGAAGAATATCCAGAGGATCAGATGGCGGCTAAGTTAGGAAGGCGAGTGCCTGATGAGGGGGTTCCCATAGATGGTTAATATTGCTAGAGGTTTAGGCGGTGCGCTTGGAGCGATACAGGAAGGCTTTACCAATATCCATGCCGCTGAAGATAAGAGGCTCGATAGACTTTCTAAGGAAAGAGAAAGTCAACTAGATAGAGATCATACAACATTAGAAAGAGAAGCGGCTCAAACATTCTCAGCAGAGCAAAGTGCCTTGGCTTTCGCGCATGACTTGAAGAAGACCGAACTTGCAAGCACACTTCGTGTAAAAGAAATGGCTGAAGAGTATAAGTTAACTATAGACCAAGCATATATAATGGACTCAATTCAGCAACGCCAGATAAGGCTGAGAAGTGGTCTTGAGCAAGGTAGAGATAGAAATAAAGCATTGTTAAACCTAGACAATTGGAAAAAGCAAGCTGAAATATCTGATAAATACAATAAAGAGAATACAAAACTTGCAAATGCTTTTACAGAAGCGCGTGATGAGCTTGTCCATGCTAACAAGTTGGTTATCAAAGAGATTGAACAGTCGTATTCTTTAGAAAGTCTTGCCAAGGGGCAAGAATATTGGGAAAGACAATCGGAAATTACTCTTGGGAATGAGAAGGCGCTAAGGAAGTATGCTAGTCAGATGGCAGAAACCGTTCAGATAGCCGGGGAGCAGAGGAGAGCAGCGCAAGCCGAGTTGGATAGGGCTGCTGCGGCAAAAATAGCAGAAGAGTTGAACGAGTCGGATTTGAAAGCGCGATATGGTTACACCATAAAGGAATTAGAAGAAAGAGCGAAATACGCAGAAGGTGTAGAAAAAAGGGCTAATACAGAATGGCAAAGAAGGTTAGGTTTAGAAGCCGATACAGTTAATACATCTTTTGAACGACAAAAGAACTTTGTAGATGCTTTAACTAGAAAGTTTGCAGAGTTTGAAAAAGAGTTAGGAAAAAGCGCGGCTCTTCAGGAAGCGGCTAGAGAGGCGGCTAAGTGGATGGCTGACGGAGCAAGGGCTACGCATCAGTCAATGTTGGATCATATACAGGCGCTCTCTGAAAATGATAACCCTGATTCCGCCCTAATAACGAGGCTAAAAAAGAAGGCGGACGAGTTTGCGAAAACTTATGTTGTTCCTGTAGAGAAAATCTTTCTGCAAACGGCTGGTGTTGATATGAAAGCGTTTCCGGGTAATGAAAAGGGACCAGACACATCTCCATTTGGTAGATCAACAACAAGAGTAGTCTCAACGATGCTTAATGCACATTTACAGACAAAGAGAGGTGAAATGCTTCTGGATGAGACATCAGGAGACATGGGAGGGGTTATTAATCCAAAGCTTAGTGTAGAAGGCGCAAGGGTTGCGGTTATCAACAATCTTATTAAGGCTTATGCGACGGATCAGGCTGAAATAAATGCAATCAATCAAAATCCAGAATCAAGAGAGGACTGGTTAAGAAGAGAATTCCCTGAAGTGTTTCAGGATAGTCAAGGAGCATATAGCGAAACTGCGATTGATAATTACATTAGAAAAGAAATTGGTGAAAGATCAATTAAAAGATTGAGTGAGCAGCAACAAGTTGAGGAAACAAGTTCTGTAATCACTCCTGATGAAACTGTTCCTAGACCAACTGCGGACTTGTCTGCATTAGACATGAAAGAAATTTTAGTTCAAGTTACTGATGGTGATTTAACCATTCTAGATGTTCAAAAAGAAGATCAAAGAATTCATGGCTTATTGAGAGAGATAAATGAAGCTAAACAGACAGCCAGTGGTAGTGGTTTAGCGGCGTTAGAATCGCAAGAGCAAGAATTGGTTCAACGAAGAAAAGATTTAGGGGTTTTCCTGAAAGACCTTGAGCGTCAAGAAGGTGAGAGAACAGATAAACGAGATGCGACTAAGGCTCAACACCCACCTCAAGCAAGCGTTGCTGATGACGGCTTTTTAAACTCCATCATAAGTACAGCGCAAGCGTCGGATCAGCCTCCTCCAGAATACTCTTTCTCTGATGCTTCAATGACGGGTCAGTTAGAAGATATGGGTGGAATTCCTGTGGGCTTTTTGGAGGAAAGAACTCAACCAACAGATCAAACGATGGATATTGTCGGACCTATGAGGGATTTCGACAAAGAACCAGTTTCTGTTGTTGAAGGTGAGCCACCGGAAAGGGTTAAAAACTCACGCCTTTATCAAATAAATAATCCGACTGGAATTAAAATAACGAATGACCAATGGCACGGATCAGACACATCAAGAGATTCTGAATTTGTTACATTCGTGGAGCCAGAAATGTCTTACAGAGCCGCCGCTAGAATTATGTCAAAATATCGAGATGGAACATCAGAGAATACGTCTGGTCAGAAAGTTAATGATGTTGGCGGGATTATTCATTTATGGTTGGGCGGTCAAATAACCAGTGATGGAGAGCGTGTTATTAATAGCACAGAAGAAAGCCTTGAGTCAATTGATAACTATCTTAGAAATATAAGCCGAATTACTAATGGGGAATTAACCAATGGTTCGTTGATTGAAGGTGAGGAAGATTTAGCGAAACTTTTATATGCAATCAGCGTTGTAGAAATGGGAGGCAATAACCCTTACGGTGAAAGTACGATGGAGTTTATTGAGGATGGTATTGATTTGTCAGAAAATTGGGGGGAGGAGGAGATTGTTGAAGAAACCTCTCCGCTTGGATTTCTTGAAACGGGTCCAGAGCCTCAATTTATGGAGGGAGCGCCTTCGATGAATCTACAGTCGGGACCGCAAGGTAGCCGAATGGATAATTACAATAAGAGATATCAGCAAGGATTAATAGGTCAATAATAAATGGCGAATCAATTTCGTTTAAAAGGGAATTTTCCAACGGCTGAAATACCAGACCCTGTTTTGACCATAGAGGGTGGGCAAGATTTTCTTGAAGCGCAGAAGACGTTTAAGTTTCTGGAAGAGCCATCGTTAACCATCCAACCTTATGAACCATCAGCATGGGATGCTATGGGGAGAGCCGTTGGGTTAGGTTTGGGGCAGTCAAAAGGATTGGCTTATGATATAGGCCAAGGTGTCGGTATAAAACTGTTGCGATCTTTGGGTGGCGACGATTTAGCGGACGAATGGTT